GATTGCTGAACTGGTAGAACTGGGCTACAACGTAAGACCGTGTGTTAAAGGGCCGGATAGTATCAGAAAAGGGATTAAGGACTTACAGTCTTACGAGATCATCGTGGACCCTTTAGATAGTCACCTTAAGAAGGAATTGAATAATTATATTTGGAACTCTAAGAAAGCAGGCGTACCTATTGATGACTATAACCATATCATTGACCCATTAAGGTATGTACTACAGGACCATAGTGAAACACCTGAGTTCTTTTTTAGTTAGTAATTACTAAAAGTTATTTGTATATTGCTGTTACTCATGTCGCGATGACACGGTAATAATATGGGTTTACTCTCTCGATTCTTCAAATCTGACGAACCTCAAACGGTCACTGTTGTTAATGGTGGCCTTTTTGGGTTTGATGACAGCGTAACAGATGAGGAGCTTTTACAAGATGGTTACGCTTCTAATGCAGACGTTTACGCAATAATTAAATCTATTTCATCTGCTGTAGCTAATCTACCTGTAGAATTAATAAGAAAGAATAGAGCAGGCGAAGAAGAAGTTATAACAGAAGGTGAATTGTTTGATTTCTGGCAGGAGCCTTCAAAGGGAATAAGCCAGAAAGAATTTTTTAATCAATCAGCTACTTACCTATTATCATCTGGAGATCTTTATTACAGACCTGAATTAATAACAGGGTTTAAGCCTGAATCATTAGAGATTTATCCTAGTGGCATCATGAGCGTTAAAGGTGGTAAGTCTTACAGAGACGGAGCTACCGGTTACATCTACCATGATAAAGGTTTTGACACTAAGATACCTACAGAAGAAATCATACATATTAAGTATTTAGATCCGACTATTAAGGGTTTAGAAAGCTTAAAAGGGTTAAGCCCTATTAAGGCTGCTTACTTAAGTTTAGAAGCAAGCAACGACATCATGAAAGGTGCGGCAATGACCGTGAAGAACCAAGGTGTACGAGGGATACTTACAAACCGTACTGACAGACCGATGTCAGCAGAAGACAAAAAAGAAGCTTCAAACATAGCTAATAAGAAACTTTCAGGTATATCAAATATCAACAAGATCTTTACTACTAATGCTAACCTGGACTTTGTTCAAATGGGTATGTCTACAGCAGACCTAAAGATATTAGAGTTAGGAATATTAAGCTTAAGGCAGCTATGTAGTGCTTACGGCGTTTCTTCAGTCTTATACAATGATCCAGCTAACAGTAAGTTTGCAAACGTTCACGAAGCTGAAAAGGCTTTGATACTTAAGGCTGCCATTCCAAACCTAGAGGATAAGATCTTATGGACTCTTAACAAGTCCTTTATGCCAATGCTAACGGATGAAGACGTTAAGCTAAAGGTAAACAAATCCAAAATTGAGGTACTACAGCCAGATCAAGCATTAGAGGCTAAAAAGAATAACAGTGTATCAAAGGCATTGCTAGACTTAGTTAGTTCTCCAATAAGCACCGAAAGCAAAGTAAATATATTAATGTTCTCTCATGGGTTAACAGAAGAGAACGCCAAACTAATTATAGGCAATGAACAGATTAGATCAGAAGCTTAAGGACCACTTCTACGGCGTTAAGTCTGGTGTAAAAACCATGCCTTTCCAGCTTAAGGACATAGACACAAGAGCAAGAACTGTTAGCGGTTACTTTGCTGCGTTCGATTCTATTGATTCAGATCAAGACATTATCAGACGCGGTGCATTTGCTAAGAGTATTTTAGAGCATGGTCCTGAATCATCTACCAACAGACAGATAGCGCACTTACGCAACCATGACTGGGATAGACAGATAGGAAAAATATTTGAGTTAGGAGAAGACGAGAGAGGTTTATTCTTTCGTAGTTCAATGGGAACTAGTACAGAAGGTGATAACGCTTTTCGGGATTATCAAGAAGGAATACTAGTAGAACACTCTATAGGATTTAACTACGTAGCCGATAAGATCAACTTTGTAGAAGACATTAGAACACCTGAGGGGGGTTTCTTTGAGGTTACAGAGGTAAAACTGTGGGAAGGTTCGGGCGTAACATTCGGGTCTAACTCACTAACTCCAGTAATAGACGTTTCAAAAGGCGAAACTAATTACAATGCAACATTAAAAAGATTAAACGAATTATCTAGTACGTTCCAAAAAGCTATTAAGAATGGTAAGGGTACAGATGGACGATTAATAAACTTAGAGGTACAATTTAAGCAGATTCAACAGTTGATTAATTCACTTGAAAATCAGGAGCCGTCTATTAAAGACACTTTGAAAGGAGAGCCGAAAACTAAGAGCTTCTTAGATACTCTAATTGAAAAAAGTATAAACCACAAAATTTAAGAAAATGTTTGAAATTAAAAGTGCCGATGATTTGGCGAAAATGACAGACGAGGACAAAGCACAATATCTCGTAGAAAAGAACTCTCACGACTTGAAAGAGTCTAACGATAAGTTGACTAGTTTGATTGAAGCTAAGGCTTCTACTGAAGATCTAGCAGGGCTTAAAGCAGAGATTGTAGCGCTTAAAGACGCTCGTACTGATGCTTTGGAATTGGCTTTGAAAGCTCAAGGTAAAGAGATGAGTAAACTTGTTGATCAAGTTAACAGCTCTACAAAAGGTCAAAGCAAAGGGTTTAAGGCTCAAGTTATCGAAGCGTTAAACGCTAAGAAGGACGACATTTCAATAATGATGAAAGACCAGAAAGGTGGTTTTAAAATCGATATCGAAATGAAGGCTTTACAAGGTGCTGGAGATATTGATTCTGGAACCGACTTTGCTGACATGGAAGAAGGTATTGGCAAAATAGCCACTCGTCAACCATTCATTCGTGAGCTGTTTAGAAACAGAACAACGGGTAAAGAATACGTTAAGTATAACGATCAAGAGACTGTAGTTCGTGACGCTAAAAACGTCGCTTCTTGTGCGGCTGAAACACACCTATCTAAAGTAACGTGGAAGGTTCGAATCATGCACATTGAAAACGTTAAAGATAGCGTTGATGTATGTGTCGACATGATGGATGACTACGAGTACGTAGAGGGAGAGGTTAGAGATTTAGTAGACACCGATGTTAAACTTCGTGTTGATTCTCAGTTGTTACTTGGCGACAATGTTAGTCCAAACCTTAACTCTGTGGCCGCTGTTGCTGCTACTTTCGCTCCTGGTGCTTACGCTCAAAAGACCGCTACTCCTGTATTGGCTGATTTGATTAAGGTTGTTGGTTGTCAAATTTCAGACAACGGGCAAAACAACAAGTTCAACGCTAATTACGCTCTTATTAATCCAGTAGACGCTTGCCAGATGCAGCTTGAAAAAGACGCAAACGGTAATTACTTATTGCCTTCATGGGTTACGGATGATGGCGTTAACATCGGGTCTATTAAGGCTATAGCAAATCAGTTGATTCCTACCAATGAAATGTATGTTGGTGATTTTGATAAAGGGACTGTTTATTCTAGAAAAGGGTTAACTATTCAATTCTCTTTTGAGAACAACGACAACTTCGACAAGGATATAGTAACGGTTAAAGCTAAGGAACGATTGAACCTTAGAGTTAGAAACGTAGATGCTAACGCATTTATTCACGTTGCTGATATCGCGACAGCACTAGGTAATACTGTTGCTGGAATTGGTAAAGTATAATCTAAACAAACCCCACGGGCTTAGGTCCGTGGGTATTTTTATTATGAAACTAAGAATATTAAAACATTTTAACAGATACTCAGAGAATGAGATTATAGAAGCTTCTGATGCGGAAGCAACTAATCTTATAAGTAGAGGGGTGGCTGAAGAGATTAAAGCAGAGAAAAAAGCACCGTCTAACAAGATGGAGAAAAAACCAAAAACAAAATAAGTGGGTTTATTCGTACAAAATACTGATTTCATAGGCTATAAAAGTATAGCACAAGACAAGTACACTACTGAGCGTTTGAACTATTATATTGATAAGTTCGAGAAGCGTTATCTAGTTGATTTGTTGGGATGTGATTTGTACGATTTATTTATTGCTGATTTAGACATTGATAACCTTCCTACGTCTCCAATATATCAGACCATATTCAATGAGATATGTATTGATGATGACTGTGATATACATAGAAGCGCAGGTATTCCTGAGATGCTTACATGTTTTATTTACTGGGAATTTGTCAAAGATCAGAACTTCAGTAATACGGTTACAGGATTTGTAGAAGCTTCACATGAATTAGGTGAAGGCGCTAACCTTTACAAAACGAATGTAACTGAGATCTATAACGATGCCGTGGAATCGTACTATACAATCCAGTGGTATATCTGCGAGAATGAGAATGACTATCTAGAGTTTAACGGGCAAAGAAAAGGTAAAACAAGCTGGTTGTGAGTTTACAGAATCCCATATTATTAGACCTTGGAACGTTGGATGCAAGCTTAACGGGTTGCACTGTAGCGCAAGAATTATGTTATAACTATGATTGGTTCTTAACTATCCTTAAAGACGGCACAGACGGGAACCCTACAATGACAGTAGAGGTAAGCAACAATGGCGTTAACTGGGTTAGTTATAACTGTAAAGCGAATAATGTAACGCTTGAAGATGTTTATTCAGGTTTTACAGATGATTCAATACCAGCGAAATACTTTCGTTTGTGCTTTGAGCCAAATGGAACAACAACGGGTGACTTGATTATCGATATGAACTTAAAACCTTCATGAACATAGTAGACCTAAATAACGACATTAACGCCTGCACATTGAATGAGATACTTCAGGCAGGTAGCAACATCACTTTGACGGTTATTGATGAGTGTACTTTGCGCATTGACTCTACGGGCGGTAGTGGTGGACCAAGTACAGGTATTAAGTACCACTTGAAAAGCACTGATAATATAACTGTTCCAGATTGCTTTGAGTATCTAGTGGGGTGTGATTTTATATTAGATGCTGGAGCAGTAATTACTGTTGACGCAGGAGGAAGGTTAACAGTTCACGAAGCGATTACTAACGATGGTGTGATTTTCAATGACGGTTTAATTAAAATTGGATTGTGAGCGTATTAAGTAACATAACGATAAGTCAAGCAACCGCATTGGGCCTATCTACTATTGGTAGAATGGATTACTTTGTTGACTCTTTAGATTCAAAGCTTAAGGCTTACGATGTTAACAACGATCTATTAGAAGACATCACGGTATTAACTGATTTAGACGCTTACCCTTTTACGCCAGTAGTACCGTTAAACTGGGACGGGCCACCAATGAGTGTGCAAGACGCTCTTGATGAATTAGCTCGAAGGGTTAAGGACAACGAAGAAGAGATAAATTTACTAACTACTTCTTACAATAGACGGGCAGCGGTTATTGATTTGGTTGACAATACTTTAGCTCCCCCTACAGAGGTTTTAAACGATAGATACATACTTGACTTCACCGGAACAAGTAACGCAGCATGGGACGGGGCATTAGCTGGAGACATTGTAGAGTTTGACGGAGCCTTATGGGTAGGTGTAACACCTGTTGAGGGCTATGTTTCCTATGTGGATGATCAAAACAAGGACGCTCTTTATACTGACGATGGTTCGCCTCAATGGGAACTAAGAACTATAGCAGTAGAAAACCACAACGACTTACAAAACATTCAAGGCGGTGCAGTTGGTGACCATCAGCATTTAACCACGGCAGAGAAAGCAAATATAACAGGAAGTGTTACGGTTCATTCAGACGTAAACAGTGCCGGAAGCGGTGATATTATCACCACAGGAGAAAGAAACGCCTTGCATCCTGCGGTTTCTACTAGTGATACTGCCAACATAGACCTTTCATTATCCACTCAAGAAATATCGGCAGACTTAACAAATACGGGTGTTTCTGCTGGCACATACGATAGAGCTACTATAACAGTAGATGACAAGGGCCGAATTAGTGCCGCATCAAGTAATAGTCCGGCAGGAGGTGCAACTATAGCTGATATAGCAATAAGCCAAGGAAACTTAATTCAAAACGTAATAACATCAGCCACACTAACTAGCGATGTAGATAACTGGAGTCCAATCGGATTTGATACGGAAACCGATATGATACGGGTGGACGTAGACGCAAACAATCGAGCCGTAACAGGAATACCTGCTCCATCAGGAGGTGTGAACAGGGTATTAGCTGTAAAAAATATAAATACAGCGTCTTTAGATCTAAGGTTTTCTCACAATGACGCAGGTAGTGTAGCGGCAAACAGGTTTTTATGTAGAGACAACAACAACAAAAGCATTAAGCCAAACGAGATGGCTATATGGTTTTACGACCATATCGTACAGCGATGGACACCATTTAATAGAATAGGGTAATGGCTAGAAGATTCTACAAAGAGATTAATCAAGCGTTTCCTTCAATTGTATTTGAGGTTGCGAAGCCTGATGGGTTTGCTCTAATTACTGACGATATAGAGCTGCACAAACTTCATGAACAGAAATACAGATACAGGAAAAAAGAAGGCGAAGACTATCATATAGCGATACAGGCTGACATGTATTTAAAGATACTATCAGGAACATATACTCCTGTTGAAGCTTTTGCTTTTGAAAGTCATACCTCTACTCTCAGTCATCAAATTGTATCTGGAAGCTGGCTAACAGCGCAGAGTGTGTGTGCAGCATTGCCTGAAAGCGGAATATTTGATACGGTAAAAAAACAAGAGATACAGGATTACATTGATAACTACGTAACCGATAATTATTAATGGCAAATATTAAACCTACCGTAGATATAATTAAAGAGATCGTTAACTCATTAACGTTCACTGAAAACATACTGTCATTAGCGCAGAACGGTACAGAGTGGACTATTAAGATTTGCGACAATCACCATTTAAGACCTTGCAGCAAAATCCAAATAAACGGAACAGACTACGAGGTTAAAAGTATTGACGGTTCAGGCTGTATTTTGATCGATACGGCTGATTCACTGTCTCTGGGGGTGCTGGTAATACCAGCCCCTTTCTATATTCATGGCACATGGTTAGCCGCTACTAGTGAGATCAAACAGATCCCTTTAAGCTCTGATAAGTACCCATTGGTTTATTTGTTTGAAGTGTTAGAGGATAGGTTCAACACTAACCCGTTAAGCACTACTGGAAGGGAATCAAAACTAAGATTGTTCTTCCTAGATGAGGCAGACAGAAACAACTGGTTAACAGAGGACCATTACGAGGGCGCTATAAACCCTATGACATCTTTAGCTGAAGACTTTATAGGAGCCACGGATAACTCTAAGTTAGTAGTTAATAATAATGATGCTAAAGAGCACTCATTAAGGTATCACGCCAACTTTGGAAAGGTTACAGAAGAAGGACATACAAAGTATTTATTTAGTGATTTCGTTTCAGGTGTTGAAATGAATGTTACTATTCCATTCACCAAAAAAGGTTGCGAAGTATGCGAGTGTTAAACATTGCCATATCTGGAGCCGCTTCAAAACTGCCTTTTATTTACGGGGCCGTTAAGACTGCTATGTTAGGTTTTGATTTAAAGCCTAAGAATATAAGCGGTATTTCTTCAGGCGCTATCGTTTCGTTATTCGCTGCGTTAGGTCGGTTTGATATGGACCAAGTGATCTTTAACATAAAAGAGGGGGATATTTTCAAAGTCTCACCAATGACTAAGAAGGGCAAACTATCACCGAAAGCAATCTTAAGAGTGTTAAGAGGTAAAAGGTCTTTAGGGGATCAAAGTAACCTTAAGAAGACACTTAAAAAACACATTAAAGAAGACGAATTTAACGCTTATGTAATGGATATAAATAGTCCTAACACATACATAGGGGCCGTCAACTATCGTACAGGTGATATCCAGTATTTCAACCTAAAGAAGTGCGACTACAACCGCGCTATTGATGTGGTTTGTGCGTCTGCTAGTATTCCAGGAGTGGCAGAAGGTGAAGTTATAGACGGGGATTTATTCTATGACGGTGGAGTTATTGATTACATCGGTTCTTCATTCTTAATTAAAGAAACTGAATGTGATAACCTTATCAGCTTTTACTCAAGACCTGACGAATACCAAACGAAGGAAAAAGAAATGAAAGGGATGTTGTCTGTATTAAAAAGAACGATAGCATTATTAACTAAAAATGTAAGTGTTGATGATGAAGCTTTGACAGATAGTATGTGTAAAGTTTCAAACATCGAACACACAAAAATATTCACGCAGCACACTCTAATGACTGAAACTTTCAAGTTTGACTATGACCTTAATCGGGCTATGTTTCACTTAGGTGTAGAGTCAGCAGAGGACGCGTTAAGAAACTATAAGTTATAGTAAGTATGTTAAATTCTAAATTAAATTAAAATGGGCTTTTGCAATTGTGATGGAACGCTGGGTAATACTGGCCGTCCTTCAGGAGTTAAGGCATTCGGGATTCCTCGCATGATCTTAGTTCAAAAAACTTTCAACAACGGGGTGCGTAATGCTATCCCTGCTGGATCTACTTATGATCAAGCATTTATCGACGCGTATATTAACGCTACAGATGATACTAAGATGTTTCCTATCGGAGGACTTGAAAATGTAGCTACGGTAAGAGAAGCTAGTACTTTCGAAACTTTCGGTTCAGGTGCTCAATCTTTAGTACGTCAAGGCGTTAAGCCGTTCAGTGCTTTTATTCCAGATGCTGAAACTACTTATTTGAGTAAAATCAAACAAGGCGGTTGTGAGGATCTACAAATCTATGTAGTTGATGAGTGCGGTAGTATTCGAGGTTCTGTTAGCTCTGATGGGTTGAATCTTTACGGTACTAAAGTTCAACGTAACACGTGGGACCCTATCTACAAGGAAAGAACTGATGCGGAATCTAACGGTATCACTTTAAGCTTCCAATTCGATATCAACGAATTAGACGAGAATCTTAAAATGATCGCTTCTACTGATTTAGATTTCGATGCTTTGGCATTAACTGGATTAATAGATGTACTTTCTACTGTTGGAGCTATAACAGCTACTAGCGTTGTTATTGATCTTGAAACTTGTTACGGATCGTTCGATAACCCTATCAAGTTTAGCGGTTATGCTATTGCTGATTTTGTTTTAACTAACAATACAACGGTAGCGCCTGTAACTATTGATACTCTTGTAGAGTCTCCAGACGGAACGTATACACTGGGTTATGTAGCGCAGACTGCTGCTGATGAAATGGAGCTGACTTTAGCGCCTGCTGTAATTGGTTTTGATCTTGCATCCACAATATACGCAGCCGTATAATGAAGATTGGAAACATGGAAATTAATCCAACTCGTTACGCTGGCAAGAGTCTTCAAGCGGCTAAGAAAATGTCTTCTAAGAAATTAGATGGGATTTTGGAACGTCACTGGGATAGACTACAAGCCGAGCTTAAAGAGTTAGGATTAAAAACCGAACCAAAAAAGAAAAAGGAGTCCTCTAACGGGGATTCCTAATTCTTATGCTTAGTGGTAATCTTTCATTCTCTCAGCTCACGCCCATTGAACAACTTGCTTTTAATATAGCTGGGCTAAACATAGGGGCAACGTTTAAGAAGATAGTAAACAGTGCCGAGGTAAAAGATTTGATTATTAAGCTAAACACCGATAACCAGTTATTCAAAAAGGGCGAGAACTCTTTAGGTGTTAGACTGGATGCGATTGGAGGCGGTTACGCAGGCTTTACAATCGAAGAAAAGAAGAGGAAAGGACAGCCGTTTGATAGAGTCACCCTTAATGATACGGGTGATTTCTACGGCTCTTGGACGGTAAATGCTACAGTAAACTACATAGACATTAACGCCAACCCAATAAAAGAAGATACAAATCTTTTTACTGAATGGGGAAGCGAAATAGTAGGATTGAATGAAGAAAATTTACAATTGGTTACCGACATCATTCTTAAAGAAATCATTAGATTCTTTAAATCACAAATCTGATATGTACTTAAGTATTGACGAGCTGCCAGCTTTTAATTACTTTAAAATATCAGACACGAGTGAGTACGGGTACTTGTTGAAAAAATTCAATAAAGTGGAGCCTACAGAGGTTTTTGCTTCTGTATGGTATTCAATTCAAGATCAACTACATGAGGAGTTTGGGGTTAATCAGTCGTTTAAAGACTATGTGAAGCTCCTAAAGGCATTAATAGACAAAAGAGTTGACGTGGTTATAGAAAAAGGAGCAGCTCAAAGAAAAGCGGAGATGTTTTTAAAGTTTGCTGAAGCAGACATGAAAGCGTTTATTGAAGGGAGTGAGGGAGGAAGCCTTAATGAGTCTAAAGTTATAGTGGATAAATACATGGGCTATAGAATAGACTTAAAGAAAACAAGTATTCAGGAATTTATGTCTTACATAGAAGCGGTTAGAAATGGGTAGGATACAAAGAGACGAGGTAATACAGCCGGATTTACTAGGCCCAGCCATTAAGGAGGCTAAAGATTTGCTTATTCAGTTTGACGCTACTAGAGCAGGGCTAGAGCTGTTTGCAAAAACAACAAGAGAACTAGCTAAAGACTTAGGTATCACATCTAAAGACGTAGTAAAACTTCAAAAGGCAAATTCTCAGTTAACAGAGACTCAAAAAGAGGTGGTAGCTATAGATAGGCAGCGAGAAAAACTATCAGCAAAAATAACTCAAGCCCAAACAAAGCAAGCTAAGTCTAACGCCGTTTTAAGAAAGAATTTACAGGACCTAAACAAGGAGAATAAGAAGTTAATCGAAGTTAATGAAGAGCTGGGTAAGGAATATGACTCTTTAGAGGACGCTATTTCTGACCTTGATAACGCGGAGGTAAAAAACATAAACACTAAGTCTGAGGCTATTAAGCAAAATAAGGCCTTAAGAGCTATTGTAAATGACTTAAATCCAAGTATTGAGGAGCAAGCCGACCAAATAACAAGGCTTAATGGTGTAATAGATAAGAATACTGAGTTCTTAAAAGACAATTCAGACGAAAACACTAAGGCTAAAATTAGTATTGGTGGGTACGCTGAAGGTATTAGGGAGGCGCTTGGTGATTCAGTGAAGCTAGGTGACCAGTTTGGAGCTTTAGGAGGTGTAGTAGAGTTCCTTTCATCTAGACTAACTAGAAACAATAAAGACCTTGATGACACAAGTGAAAACCTAGATAACGCAGGAAATCAAGCGAATAAGACGGGCAGAAGGTTTAGGAACTTAGGAAGAGTGCTAAAAGGTATTGGTATAGGTGCTGTCTTGGCTGTTGTTGGGTCTGTTGGGGCTGCTTTTAGCACATCTCAAGAGGACGCATTAAAACTACAGATTCAGCTTGGCAGATTAGGCAATCAATTCTCTACTTTATTTGCTAGGATTGGAAACGCTGGGTCTGGAATCATACTATTATTTGAATCGATAGGCGATTCTTTTAAAGGTATTCCAGACCAGTTAGGAGGGGCGTTTGAGATAAGCCAAAAAAGAGCAGAAATAGCACTATTACAACTACAAAAGACAATAGATAGCACTCTTGGCAGGTCAACAGATGAAGCAAGTAAAAAAATAAGCACCCTATTTACTGAAATAGGGGAGTTAGGGGATAAGTTAACCGATACTAGCAAGCAAGACGAGGGCATAAAAAGAATAACAACCGCGTTTGATGGTTTTGGAAAGTCTTTAGCTGAAACAGATAAGATAACAGAGGAGATTATTAAGAAGCGTTTCGAGCTTGCTTTTGCAACTAGGACATTAGAGTTAGAGGTGGCAAGATTGGCGAAGACTGAGGAGGTTTTAGCTGTTCAAGCTGAAGATGATGCAAGATCCCTATTAGAGCAAAGAAAAGCAAATGAAGACCTAACAGTAGCTACAAGACTACGAATAAGCGCACAAATCAAACTGGCTAAGGAGCAATTAAGGATATCAAACGAACAAATCAGATTAGAGCTTAAGAGAAAGGACGCTATAGACTTAACTGATGATCAAATATCTAAGATAAACGAGAACGAAAAACTAAGAGGTAAAGTGTCTGTAGAGGCTTTAGACGCTCAGTCTCAAGCAAATATAAAGCTTTTAGATGCACAAAAGGAACTTGCTGTTTTTGCTGAACAAAGAGGGTCTAGACAAGGGCTTATAGACTTAGATCTATTTGAGCAAAATCTTGATTTCTTAATTGATATTACAGAAAGAAACAGAAATCTTTTAACCCAGCAAGCCGAAGATGTGGATAGATCTGTAGCAAGTAGAATAGACTCTTTTTCTCAGCTAGATGACGCGTTGAGAGAGGATTTACAGAATCAAGCAGATGAGTTCACGAAGCTTCAAACAGCATTAGGAAAGCCTGTTGATTTCGAAATAAACCTAGATGATAACGGAGACATTAAACTATTAATAGATGGAACGGAGCAATCTACTACAAACGTAAAAGAACTAAACAAAAACCTACAGCTATTAAACGTACCTGAAAAGGCGATAAACAGACTTAGAGAAGTTATCCAAGACGGAAAAGATGCATCAAAAGAAATAAGCGTATTAGGTAAGGAGTTTGTGAAGTTAGAGGACGCGATAAATCCAGAAGAACGAGGCGAATTAATAATATCAGAATCAGAACTAGAAAGGATAAAGCAACTAAACGACGAATTAGAGTTTTTAGGCGCACAAGACGTATCTAATCTAAGTAGTGAGCAATTAGATGATTTAGCTAAAAAGCTTGATGATGTAAATAAAGAAATAACAGATTCAGAAAAACAAGCGCAACAAGAGCGAATAAACAACAGAATAAAGGCTATTGATGCTGAATTATTAGTAGTAGAGGACGGAAGTATAACCCAGATTCAACTTGAAAAAGAGAAAAACGAACTACTATTAGATCTAGAAAAACAAAGAGTAGAGGGAACTAAAGCGCAACTCAAGAAAGAACAAGACGCAAGGAACGAGGCATCTAAAGAGCTAGGTAAATCTATACGTGAAGGTGCTGAGTTTGCGGATACCATAGCAGATAGTTTTTTCGAAAAAGAACTTAAGAGGATAGATGATAAAATAAAAGCCTCTCAAGATGAGCAAGACAGGCTAGAAGAAATATCTAAGACCGCTACAGGTGATGCCGCAAGACAAGCTGAGCAAACATTAGCGTTTGAAAAGCAAAACGAAGCAGAACGATTAGTAGAAAAAGAAA